GTGAAGTTGCCCAATTACTTCCAGGGAAGTTAGTTTGCTGATAAACACCGTTTTGATGACTCGGATGAACAAAACCTCTTTTTTTCCATAAAGTTCCATAATTATTACTTATTGTTTTGCGATATCTATACAAAAAAAGTCTAGGGTTTTTATTCAACCAATCTGTTTCAATAGGTTTTTTTATACAAATTTTTGGTGTCTTATTATTAGCAGCCTCTTCTCCTGAATTTTTTAATACGTAAATATATGGTGTAGGAATACCTGATGTGCCAATATATTCCTTTAATCCATCTACGGTAATATTTTTAGTTACGTCTGTAGGCGTTCCATTTTCTTGACTAATAATAATCTTATCAGTCCCTTGTGGAGTTACGGTCTTGTATGTGCTAATCTTTGGCATAACTAATATTTTACTTTAACAAATATACTATTTTTTATTTTTAAATATTGGACCTGCTTTGTCTACAATTTTTTCAGCACTTCTTCCTATTACATATCCCCCAATACCAATCTCTAGTAGACTCCAAAACTCTGGCTCTAATTCAGGAGTTATTAAATGAGATGATAACTGAGATATAAACTTGGTATAAATAATTATAAATCCAAATGACAACATAAGTATTGGTCTCCAACTTCTTTGTAACCAATTCCCCTTGGCTTCTGCAACTATTATTTCAGTCTGCATTTTTTGAAGCTCAAGCTCTTTCTCTTGAAGAACTTTAAATATTTCATTTCCAATTTGTTTAAATACTTTTGTTCCAAAAAATTCTAATATTTTTTTCATACTAATAAGTCCACATTACTTGTTGAGACTTGTCAAAATCTAAATCTACATGAATAAAGGTGTCAGCAACTCCTATTCTTTGAAAACCTGTTTCTTGTAATAGAAATACTAAATGAAATCTATCTGTAGAATTGGTGCATTTTATATCTGCAGCCAATCCATACATGTGGCTTGATCCCTTTGATGTTTCTGTTTTAGGCTTCCCTCCGACTGCAGCATTATGCTCTTCTGTCCTGTAGCCACTATTTATAATGATGGGTTTACCAAACTTATCTCTTACCTCGTCAAGCATATCAAGAAAATCTTCGTGCATTAACGAACCACTTCCAGGCATGTCAGGAGAATCAAATTCATTATAAGTAAAGTAATTCATTTGTTTTCTTTGTAGTTAGCGTATATTCTTTGTGCAGTATATACTATTGATCCAAGCAATAGTATTATTTTAAGTACTGCTTCTATTTCACTAAATGAAACGACTAATGCAATACTATTTAGTAGGTATATTTTCAAATCCGATAAGGTCATTTTATTAAACATTGTTATATTCATAATTAATTAAAACTGCTGAAAAACAAGAATTATCTTGAATATAATGATATGTAACGCTTGAGGGACTGCAGTATTCCATATAAACAAAGTTAACAAAATTTATTTAGATGTTTTAAACTAAGAACCTGGTGGAGTCGGAGGTGGAAATATCATAATTAAGGCATTTTATTTTCTTGATAATTAACACCAAAAAACGAATGTGCACCTTCGCCAGTAACGTTTATTTGATAAGTTGCCCAACCGTAAGGATTTTTAATTCTATCATACCAAAGTACATCAACCGAATATTTATCAGAATAAACTGGTGGTGTTATTTCTTTTCCAGTAACTGGATCGTATGTTCCAGGTGTAATAACTAAAAAACCAAGTTCAACAATACTATCAATATTATCTGGTGTATATTCACCCTCTATTTCAGTACCTAAATCACGAATCTTGTCTTTGGCTTGTTCTTCTGAATTAAACTCATATTTGCCAATTAAAATATTCTTCATTTATATTGTTGTTAGTTCTATTAATTGTTCATCTGTTAATGCTTTACAATATACTCTTAAATCTTTAGTTCTACCGTAGAAAATAGAGCTACCACTACCATTGTTAAAATCTAATTCAGTTAATGTCCCTTGTGGAAAAGTAGTACCAAGTATGTCCGTATAAACTTCAACTCCATTCACCCATAAAGCAAAATCATTTTCTTTATATTTAAAAGCTATTTTATTTAAGTTAGTTATACTTGAAATTGTTTGAGTTTTATCTACCTGCGTCCCACTTGAATTATTTAAAATTATCCTCAACCTATTGCTTCCTGTCGCATAGCTTAAATAAACTCTATTAGAACTACTGCCACTATTTAAAGTAATACTTTTATTCGTGCCTTCATTTGCTAAAGCACTTATTTCTGCATATAAAACACCTTCTTCACTATTAATCGTCGGTGTAGCGTCAACACAAGATTCTTGCGCTCTTGTTACTGTTGTTCCACTTGTAGGTATGTAAGATGTTGCGTAAGGTAGTTCTTCCATTTGCGCACCCCAAATATATAATCCACTCACCCCATCTCCTAAATAACTAACATCTCCATTATCGTTTAAGGGTGAAACACCAACATCCCAAGAATATGTTGCATCTTTTTGACCAATTATTGTAATTCTTTTCCAACCATTATCTCCAATATCTTCAATAGCATAACCATCTACTTGTGAATTTTGACCAAAACTACCTAAATAAGAATTATCTGTCAAATCATATTCTACATAAAAGTATTGATTTGTAAGATGATAAGCATAAACCCTTACTTTTGTTCTTTCTCCTTTCTTAACAAATATTGAAGACGCATAAGAATTGTTTGGCGTTGTAGCAGTAGAATTTATTGCTCTAAAAAGCTTAATACTATTTGCGCTATCTTCTATTAATTTATATGCGCTTAAAAATCCATTTGGCGATACAAATCCGCTTTGAACCGTACAATTAGATAAAATTCCTTGACTCGCATCTTCTGAATAAGTGATTAAATTTGTAGACGCTCTTTCCATTAATAATTCAGGACAACCACTTTTACTGTAATCTAGTCTAGGTATGTTTGCGTCTAAAGTTTCTATTAAGGCGTCTTCATTAATTCTAGTTGCTTCCGTAGTTCTAACAAAAGTAAAATCCCCCAAACCGTCATTTGGGACGACTGAGTATAATTTACTCGTTTTATAACCGCTTGGTATTGTTGCTAATTTTATCATAAAACCCAACCTACAAAATTTGCATTTCTATCGGGGTACATATCGTCGTTTGTACCGCTAAAGTATTCCGGAAATGTGGATTGATTAAAACTCATATAATCTATAAATCGTCTCGTATAAAAGTCTGCAAAATTTCTATGCTTTTGTGTTAAAAAGTCTGTTTCATCTTTTGAGACACTATCCGACGTTTCGCTTTTATGTTTAAATAAACCGCCGTTTTTTACCTCGTAAGACGCAAACGGTAAATAGTCTACCATAGCAAAATGAATAAGCATAGGCTGAACGTAGTCTTTAACTAAATCTAGATATGGATTTGTAAGATTACCGGCGATAACATCTGCTTCTATTTTATCGTATAATGCCGAGCCTAAATAGTTTTGAATATGCATTTCTTGTGCAATCTTAATAAACTGTATTAACTTATCAGTATCTACGTTTCCGTTTAGAATAGTATGTTTAGCTAAATCTGTTCTTGTTATAAATAGTCCGGTCGCCATTATCTAGGGTTTTTATATCCGTTATTTTCCATATCCGCCGGTCTCTTTGCGACGTCTTTATCGTTTACCGGAAACTTTGCTTCTTTTCTTAGACTCGGGTCTAGTTCATTTATCTTTCTTATAGCTTCCTTTACACTTATACGCTTGTTGTTTTTTCTAATATAGACTCTTCTCATCCAAAAATGCTTACAATTTGCACCGCCTTTATATAGCCAAATATTATATGTTGATTCTCCTTTGGCACTTAATTCTGAGTTGTCGCCACTTTGTTTGTCTAAGTCCTCTTTACGATAAACCTTACCGGCATCTACCATTTTTCTGCAAAAATCTCTACTGTTAGCCGAAGCCTTATCCGGTGCATAAACGTATCGTACTTTAAATAGTTTTGTGTCTTGTTCGCTTTTACGATTTGGACTGCTAGAGACTACACTAGCTAAATTTAAAGAACTGTTTAATAAGTCGTCATTTTTATTAGCCGGTCTTTCGTCTATAATTTCATAATCAGACAAGTCTTCTTGTTCAATATTTAAAATGCTCTCTAATAAATCTGCTCTCAGTTGCTCTACGGCTTCAATAGGAACGCAATTAGGGACTTCTTTGCCGTCTTTAATCTTTGTGCCTATTTGCTCGTAACCGTCCCAACAAGGCTCTTTTAAATCAGTCGATAATTTTTGACCGGTCTGTTCTTCGACCTCTTCTTTAGTGATTGCATTTTCTAAGTCTGCAAACTCTAACGGTTGTAGTGTTTTAAAGTATAATTGTAAAGCAATACCATTTACGGCTAATACTTGCTCAAAGCTTTTTAATAATAATTCCTGAAATGGTCTTATTACGGTATTATCCATTAAAGTAGATGCCGTCTCAATTTCGTCTGCATTATTACCGAATCCACTATCGTCTTTAATTCCTAGTAACATTGGCGAAATAACTCTATGCCCGACCATTAATTTACGCATACATTCATTACTTAAAAATTCGTATTGTTGATGTGCGTCAGATAATTGAACCGGCTCTATACTACCGCCTTGCTCTGAACTATCATTAAAATTTAAGATAAAACGTCCGGCATTACTACTTCCGGAAAATTTATCTTTAATCTTTCCCTCTATAATTTGTTGAGTTTCTTCGTCCGGAATTCCATTGTTAAAATTAATTAACATAGACGGCGCAAGGCCATTCATAATATTGTTTAAATGGTAGTTTGCTATTTCGCCCTCTAATTCTGCGTATTGTAATGCGCCTTGATAATCAACCGGTGCGTAATATTTAAAACCGGCTCTGTAAGGTTTTATGTAGCAAATCTCAATAGACTCAGAACTTGTACCAAAAACCGGTATTCTAGTTAGTTCGTCTCCTTTTCTGTATTCCGTCCAATCATAATAATAGTAATACGCTTCTACTTCTCCGTCGTCATTACATTTTTCTGATCTTAAAGTCTCTACGGGAAAGTGTTCTAATTGAACTATTTTGCTATGGTCTGCGTTATAAATAACTTGGTAGGCACATTGACCCATTAGTTTTAAATCAGAACACAATTTCTTTACACAATCGTCTTTTAGTAAGACTTTCATTTGAGCGTACTCGTCCGGCTTTCTATTACTATTTGTTGCGTCTAAGCCTTTGCCAAAAATTAAGTCGCTTATTCCCGTAATAATTGCGTTGTTAGTCGGACTCCCTAAATATTGGTCTATTAAATACTGAAAGTAATTATTGTCTTCCCCGTAGCCAATCCATTCTTGATTACGAACCTCTTTAACCTCAGGTGTCGTGTATGTGTTTAATTGTACGAATCTCATAAAACTATGTAATCGTTATTGTTAGTATTTTCTGCAATATACTCATCTTTATTTATAGTATAATAATCGTTATTAGACTGATTAACTGTTTGAGCCGTTGCAAATGCTCGGTCTTTATAAATTGTATCGCTAGAAGATTGATTTATCATTTTAATATCGTAAAAATGACCCTCTTTTAAAAATGTTGAATCAGTTATTTGAAAAGTTAATTCGCTAAAATCATTTGTAGCCGTAGGTAAATTGTAATTAGCGTCTGAACTAGAAAAATTAAAAGTCTGTATCGCGTTTGTTTGGTCGTCTCTAAAAGATACCGTTATAAGTGTAGCCGTATCTCTCGGAACAAACTTTATAGTCTGAGCATTTGTATTTGGTAATATAGTGTACAATGTCTTATTTTAATATATAACGCTTTAATTTCCTTTTTTGCCAAAAAAAAAGACGTACCCCCTCAGATACGTCCTTCTAACTTAAAACAAAACAATATTAAATATCGTCGATTGTGTCTGCGCCTATATTTGCGGTAACTAAAGCACTATCTACAAAATAAGCCGGTATTGGCTCCATTCCACTCATAGTTAAATTGTAACCTGATAAATCTCCCATAGCAGTACCCGTTGAAATAGTACCACCGGTTGCATCACAACCATATTTTAGTCCGGCTAACAAAAAGTTACCGTTATTGTCTTCTAGTACAACGTGCGGTCTGCCTTTAGCCAAATCATTAATTTCTGTTTGAGTTTGTGGACTCAATTTTGGGAAAATAGCCGTTAATACTTGCTCGTAAAAAAGAGTTCCGTTTTCTCTAGACGCCGTAATAGTTTGTTCTAAAGACGTATTTCCTTTTACTTCCCACTTATAAAAAGTAGGTGTATCGCCGCTTCCCCAAGCAGTAATCTTTCCGTCGGTATCGACTGTTACGTCCGGACTTAAATCGCCAAAATTAGCGAAATAAACATTCTTAGCACCCCCGACTGAATCGCGACACGCTAAATTTCTATTTTTTGCTATTAAAC